AAACAATATATTATTTTGTTACCATGTCAGTAACGACACTATATTATCATAACACACGTTAACATTTAATTTATTTTATTAGCATATATGGTAACAAAATAATAAGTCCGGTTGAAATTATCTAATATAAAATTATCGTAACAAATTTATTTTAAGATTATAATAAAATGTGATGTTAATTTGTGCTAAAGCGAAAAAAAATAATTTTTTTTTTGATAATATTTAGGAAACGCCAAAGCACGCTTTGGCTAAGGCCACGGCCTGTTTCCTAAATATTACACGCGATATGATGTCAAAATTATTTCTCTAATTTCTGTTTATACTCGTCGGTTTGTTTGTAAATATCATATCCTCTCGCATCATCGCGCTTTAAAATTTTTTTATAACGCATCAACAAAGAAACTACTTGCCAAGGACGAATATTATTTTCTAAACCAATGTTTATAATATTTTTGTTTACATCTTCATAGTCTTCTAATATCTTTTCATCTTGTTCTTTATCAAAGTATAGTGATTGAAGTTTTTCTGTTGTTATTTTTTTAGGTAAATCTTTTTTTGCAAGAACTACATTATCGAGTTCTTTTTGAACAAATCTGAATCCAGTAAACTCTATTGCACCTTTTTTAGTTTTTTCTGCATAGGTACAACTATCCACAAATCCAGTAATCGCGTCTTTGAATATATCTATTGTAATCTTGTTTTCCGATACAAACTCCTTATTTTCTCTCTTGAACTTGTTCCATATTTCTGTAGAAGTCAATTTATTTTCATTATTTACATATTCTATATTGTTATTCCACCATTCAGCGATCATTACATTCGCAGCAAATTTATTATTTATAACTTCATTAGAGACTAAGGATAACATTTCCACCAAGTCGTTATCCATATTCTTTAATACATTATAAGATGCGTTGACACTTCGTCTTATCTCTGTTGTTCTCTCCCGCAAGATCTCAATTTGCTTTTTGATCAGGAGGTCTCTCTCCCTATATTTTTCCAATTCTCCATCTTCTTTATCTACATTTTTTGTGAGTTTCATAAACTCGTTACATATTAACCATGCTTGACGCAAAATATTTTTTGGATCTTTGTTATCTAATAAATTATTAATAAATAATATACACTTCACGCCAGCATCAGTTGTTATCCATTTACTGGTAATCGGAAACCTATTGTATTCGCAAATATTTGTATTCAATGAGACCATCCAAGCAAAATTCATGTTATCATTAGCCATCAAGTCTGCCTCTATTTTGGTTACTTCCTTCTTCTGGACACTTCCTGAATAATTTTTTGAATCTACTAGAACATTAAATTCTTCAAAAAATAAATGAAAGTCCCCTTTGTGACCTTGCTTTGCTTTATTTTCCATTCTATATCCTGAAAAATCCTTGAATGTTTCGGCCAAACTCTCGAAAATATTTTCTCCATCGTCTCCAATTGCAATAGATGTTTTTGCAATATTTTTATTTATAATATTTACAGCCTTATCAAAAACTTCGCGGTTCAACTGATTCTGTTTATCTTTCTCTTCCAGCAATAAATCATATTTTACACGAGCTTTATTGGTCTCTCTCTCTATAAAATCTTTGTTTTCCAACTCATAACTTTTAACCTGCTGACGCATGATTTCGATCTGTTTTTTAAGTTGTTCCAGTTGCCCTTCGTAAATTTTGGATACCCTCTCTTCCATCTGTTTTGACATTTCTCTCTGAACTATCAAATCTAATTCCAATTTTTTTACTTCCTCTTTTGTTTCATCTTTGATTTTATTATAAATTTCTTTTTGAGATAGACCAGCTACCGCGAGTCTTCCTTCTTTTAGACATTCACTCCCAATTTTTAACATCAAAAAATTCTCTTCAGGAGAGAAAGTAGTGACTATTTCTGGAACATTTTCTCTATCAGGTATGCTAATAGACAAAATCTTTGGCATTTTATATTCTTCTTGTATTATTTCTATGTTTATTTCATTAGTATATCGTAAAAATGTTGCCATAATATGTATAAAAGCACCGCTTTTATTTTATAATCGCATCTTTTCTCTTTTTATTCCGTTTCTGCTGCCTGCTGCTCCTCTGTCGCTGCTGGTTGCTCATCCTCTGCCGCTGCTTCATTCCTTTTTTTCTCTATATATTCAATTATTTTGGTACTTATACTATCACACCCCCCATCGATGGCGAGGCACCTCGGTGCAGCATACTTCGTATTTAAGTAAAATGATAATGGAACAACCTTATTCTCTTCATCAGCAAACGATGTTGTTCCATCAAATGAAATCTTGGAGGCTTTCATTTTTGAATAATCCCAGTCAAGAATCCCTTCCGGCTGCTCAGTATTAGGGTAAAATTGTTTTCTTATATATTTTTGTTTTTTTTCTGAATCGAGAATAAAATATACACAATTTGCTGTAAAGCTTGATGCTGTAGTTATTCCATCATATTTATTTAAGACTCCGTCGTTAAATATTGCCTTCTCCTCACCTTTCCTTGAGTCCGCAACACCTGTTATAATTTTTACATCACTTCTTAGTCTTTTTAAAACTTGAGTCGTAGGACTTGTACGTTGAAAAAAAGCAAACGTAGAAAGATTGGTAGGTGCAGTTTTTTCTAAATTAAAAATAATATAAATCTTCTTCTCTTTTTCTTCTTTGATTAAACACATATAACATTTTGCTATTCCTTTGATTACTACTGGGCTGTTTTCTTGTTCTAAAATTTCTAACGTCGGTGTGGGTGAATTTTCTGACGCTGAAGAATCCATTTGTCCGCCAAAAAATTTAAACTTTTTATTAGCACTTCTTTTTTTTTTATTAGAACTTTTTCTTAACTTTTTCTTACCGCGTCCATTTTGTGTCTTTTTATTAACAGATTTTCTTGTTTTTTTGTTAAACATTTTTTTTTTACCAAATGAAGGCATATATACATTATTTAAATATTTTAAATATACAAAAAATTGAAATAATTTAAACACATGATAAAAGTATATCAACTATGGAGCAACTCGTCTTAAAACCCCACAAGAAAAAAGCAATGTCAAGTGAGAAAGCTTCATTTGTAAAAAAAGAAGGACATTCTAATGAAGATGACTTTGCCCCATTGATTGGTGGAGAGAAAATTAAAGGAACCGGAAAGGCCGACGTTCAAAAAAACGGCTACAAGTTCTCTCTAAAAAAAATTTGCTCACGAATTCAGTTTGCGCTTTACGGAAAAGATAGCAAAAACTGGATAAAAACTTCTCCATCCGCAGTTAAATGTAAAACCATCCTTTCCATATATCCCGACTCTTTTGCAGAATATCAAGAAAATAAAACTCACTACAAGAGTCTTCTTCGAGAGAAAATGATAGACCTCAAGGATCACCTCTCTGTAAAAGCAAATCTTCGTGAGTACCTAAGTCTCGTGATTACCAAGTCCGGTGATATTGACTATATCGTCATGAAAGATGAGACAAGACATTTCATCTTTGATGCAAGTGAAACAATTGACGCTGTTGTTTCAAAAGCAGTTGTTGTAAACTCTAAGGCGCGTAAAGCCGGAGATACTCCTGAGCAAAAAGTACTTATCACTATTCCCAAAGGAAAAGGGTTTGCAAATCTTATTGAACTAGAAACGCGCAACTCTTCAGAAGGTCACTATGCAGAATTTCTTTGCGTGTGCAATAGAGATCGTCTTTTTGAACTTCTTACAAAATCGATCACGGATGAACAAATTTTCAATGAAAATCTAGTTGTCCGCGGAAAAGCAATAAAAGAATTTGAAGAAAAAATTTTGATTTGATAAAATGTTCAGATTCTGATTACTTTACAGCTTAAAGAAATGGAGGACACACAATGATAATTTCGTGACTTTCTTTTACATTATCCGAATCGGTATTTTCTCTATTTTTTCCTATTCTTTTTTCACCTTGACCATAGGTATATTGCCACTCTGGGAATACTTGCTTATATTCCTTGTACCATTCTTTAATTGTTGTACAATCATTATATGTTATCAAAAACCCGCCTTTATGTTTTTTGAGTTTTTCACATAGCAACTTGTGATCAAAACTATTGTGATGAATAGCAAAATTACAATTAGGGTAAATTCCCTTGAACATCTTTGAATCTTCTCCCAAATAATAAGGTGGATCCAGAAACAGAAAATCATTTGGATGTTTATCAATTACATCCTCAAATGAACCTTGTCTCACTTTCAAATTTCCCGCTCTAAACTCCCCTATTTTTTCTACAATTTTTGCATATTTTTCTGGTTTCAAATAAACCGAACTACCCCAGCCCAAAAACATCGGTCCGTAAGACAGCTGCATATTGTAGTAGTAATACGCAGCTTGAACCAACGGCACGTTATCTAATCTAATTTTTTCTTCTTCCGTCAAAATCAAACGATCCCGCGTTTTATATACCAGAGACTCTGGTTTAATTTTCTCCCAATAGTTCAAAAGAATATGTCTGCTTCTTGTATAATTATCCGAATCTGCTACAAATTTCTTTAATTCTTTAGCTAGTTCTAGAGGACTTTCAATAAGTTGATTCCAAAAGTTTACTAGCATTCCAAAAATATCATATCCAATTACTTCAAATCCAAGCTCTTTTGAAAGAACCAACTCAAGGGTTCCTCCGCCAAAGAAGGGGGATATTATTTTTTTCTCTTTCAGACTAGGAATATTCTCCAAAATAAAACCTACTGCATTACTTTTACCTCCTGCATATCTTAATGGAGAGATTGTTACTCGTTTATATTCACGCGCTTTGCCTTTGATGCTAGCCAAGTATTTTGATAAGTAGTCTTTTTCTTTTTCAAATGAAAATTCTTTTGTTGAATTGGCTCCGGATACGCAGCTGGATAAACTTTTGTTTGAAACATTCGCTTTTGATACAGAAGGGCAAATAACCACATTCTCTACTTCTTCTTCTATTATAAACTTTATTTTCTTTTGCTTGGGCATAAATTTAGTATCAAGATATGTTTACATCTTTATATAATATATTTTAATCAATTTTCTTCATATATTATATAAATTCTTTCGGAACTGAATACATAGATCAATAATAGTTCTAATTTCCCATATCAATAAAGATTTCTAAGAATCTTTTTTGGAGAGAAGATTATTCATTATATTAATCTCATCTTTTTGGTTTTCTATTATATTTTTTGCAATTTTTGCAACTTCATAGTCGTGCGTTTTATTCAACACTTCTGTACTTGTTAAAATAGCCATAGAATGATGTTCAATCATTTCTCTCAAATAGTTTTTATCAAAAATATTAAATTGCATTCTATACGCAACTATAAAACACCCTAATATTAGAAATAGAGGAATATAGTACTTTAAACTTATTTTCATCATAGAAAAATCGTTCATACCAACTTCTAAAATACCCATAAGTAATCCCATAATTCCGGAAATATAAAATTTACCTAAACTATTTTTTATATTTTTTACATCATCTACCATCAAAAAACTCATCGCATAATACTGAATTAAAAAACTACCTATCACCATAATGGTGATGGAATACTTCATTTTCAACATTTTATATAATAAATTATTATAAATTATTCTATCTGTTTATCTATTGCAATATGTGAAGATACATTTGATATTATTTTATTAATTTCTTCATCCTCTCCACCATTTGCCTCTGAAATCAACTTTAGATATTTATCACTTTTTTTATTACTCGAGTCATTGTAGCCCTTATTTTCTCTCGTCCATTCGCCAATTTGTTTCGCATTTCTAATTGAGATATGTTTTATAGCTCTTTTTATCTTTTTCTTGTCATCATTCTCTTTTTCCCAGGCATCATTATCTTTAATATATAATGTTTCTCTCTTTACATCACTACAATGTATAGGTCTTTTATGTACATCTAGTTGATTCAGACCATTTACAATTATGTTTGTAAGTCCTTTTACATATCCAACCTCTCCGGTTTTTTCCAAATCTTGAAGAGTAAGTTTGAGCGAGTCTACAAAATCCGTAATATTCATAGCATCTTTGCATTTTTCATTTAGGAAAAAATTAATATTGAATTTATTTTTATTATTGGTTATTGTTGTTGTTGGTTTCTGCGCCAACTCAAGAATTAATTGACTATTCTTTTTATTCTGTTCCATAACAATATTATTTTGTTCAACAATCATTTTTTTAAACTCCTGGTTTTCCTTGATTAATGCAACAAGTAAATCATCATGTGTTTTTTTCTCTTCCACCGGATCTTTTTTTTCAGTCGGCTCGTAACATTTTTGTCTGTGTCTAGACAAACCTGATAAAAATTTGTATTCTTTTCCACATGAGCACACAAATGCTTGAGGGATTTTTTGGGATTTTTTGTTACCATTTGTTATCTTTTCATGTTTTGGTGTCATTAAATGTTTGATATAGTCTTTCTTACTATTGCATCTATAATAACAATATGCGCATTCAAATTTAAAAGGGATTTTATAGGGATTTTCTGTTATCATTTTTTATCTATAAGATGATAACAGAAAAATCCCTAAATACTTTTATGCGCAAAAGTTTAAATTTTCAAAAAATAATATGGTTTTGATTTTTTATAAGTAAAATTATATTTCTTACCATTATGATGTTATTCAATATTTTTACTATTTCTGATTTCAAAAAAGTCAAAAGTATTTTGGAAAGTCAAATTTGGACATTTATAAATGTCCATTTTTGGTTTTTTCAAAAAAGTCTTTGAAAAGTATAAATGAAATATTTCATAAACAAAACTGAAAAAATTTGCGGGATTTTTTTAAAAAATTGAAAGTGATAAAGGTTAATTATATGAAAATAAAAATCAAAAAAATGAAAAATTCCAAAAAAATCATTTGCTTTATTATTGAAGATGATGAAGATGAAAATAACACCGCAAATGAAACATATTATTCGCGTAACAAAGATGTATTCAAAGAAAGATACCTAAAAAATATGGAAAATAAAAGAGCTTATCAAAGTGACTATAATTTAATAAATAATGACAAGTACTCAGAATATCAAAAAAAATATTACCAAAAAAGAAAAGATGAACTACTTGAATCTAAAAAAGAAAGAATAACATGTGAATGCGGTAAAATTGTTTCATTTGGACACTTAACATGTCATAAAAAAACATCATCTCATTATAAACGAATGAGTATAAAAAATATTAATATTTAGATAAAAGATTTACTTAAATATCAAGGTAATTTTTTTTATGTTCGATTTTATTTATTAATTGTCTTGATATATATCAATGGTAAAGATTGATATAAATTATTTAAAACAAGCAAGAAAAAAAGCGAATGCGAATATAAACCCCTTAACCAGTATACCTACTCAGAGAATAAGAATACAAACAACAAACGTGAAACCAGTACCAGTTGTCGCAAAACCATACTATAATATTACTATTCCATTTAATATTTTTCAAACTTGGCATACAAAAAATCTTTCACCTCTCATGTTAAGTGCAGTATTAAAAATCAAACGCGCAAATCCAAGGTTTAATCATTACTTATTCGATGATAATGAATGTCGTGAATTTATACAAAAACACTTTGCATCTGATGTCTTGCAGTCTTACGATAGTTTAATACCGGGGGCGTATAAAGCAGACTTGTGGAGGTATTGTGTTCTTTTTATTAAAGGAGGAATTTATGTAGACATGAAATATGCTCCTGTAAATGGTTTCAAGTTCATTAACTTAACTGAAAGTGAACATTTGGTTGTAGATATAGATGGTCACTGCATATACAACGCTCTCATGGTTTCTAAACCAGGAAATCAAGTACTTTTCAGGGCAATAAGAAAAGTTGTCGATAATGTGAAAAATAAATATTATGGCGATACTTATTTATCTCCGACTGGCCCTGGTTTATTGGCAACAATAATTTCGGCGGACGACCCAATAGTTGACTTAAAACATGAAGCAAATGGTGATGAAAATAACAAACTTATTCTTTATAAAGGATCACCGATTCTTAAAAGTTATAATGGCCACATAAAAGACAAAATTAAAAACTCCATAAAGGACCACTATGCTGTGCTATGGAAAAACAGAAATATTTATGCATAAATTGCTCGCTCCTCCCATAACTGATCATATCTTTTTAGATTAACACTATTGTACATATTTTTTCTTTCGCTATCATATTCAGGATATTCCGTAGAGACTATAAATCTATTTTTATAAATAATATACCCACCACGTTTATAATGCCTTAAATCAATGTTTACATTGAATCTATTTTTGATTGCCACATCGCCCAGCAGTTCCGGTCCAGTAACTGCTAAACAGCCTTTTCCATAGTATTTTTCTTTTACATTATCAACAATTTGTCGTATAGCTTTATAAAGAAATATATTACCTTTTTGACTTACCATTAGTGCATTATATATCGAATTTTCTGGTCGATCGAGAACAAAATGATTTGTCTCGGTAAGTTCTATCAACTTAAAACCATTAACACAAATTAATTTTATATCCATGTATATGCCACCTTTTATGAAAAGAACACAATATCTCCACAAGTCTGCTTTAAATGCACCAGGAACTAAACTATTATAGGCATCAAGAACATCCGTAGCATAATGTTCTTTAATAAAATCACGACAATCATTATCGTCAAATAAGTAATGATTAAACTTGGGATTTTGACTTTTTAATAGTTCTACACGTTCTCTCATTTTTTCTGGCAAATCTTTCGTATACCATGTTTGATAGATATCGCAAGGTATTACACACTTATAACTTGTTTTTAAAAAAATATATGGTCGATTAAAAAACTGATGTTCTACATTTTTTGCTTCGTCGTCATTAGTTATTATTTTTTTGTTCTTATCATTTTTCAAAATAGGCTTCCTAAAATTATTTTTAGTTATTTGCAACATATATAATAGAAAAGAATAAAAATTAAATATTGTTATCTGAAAAGAATTTCCGGACTGATCATAATTTTTGCCCCGCTTGTTTGTTCCGCTTGAATGTGAAAAGCCCTGTGCTCACAATCTTCATATCTACAATCTGAAGTAATATATTTCTTATAGACAAGTTCAGAATTTGAAAAATTTTTATGGTGCATTAAATTTTTTGGTGATATTAAATCTATTCTTATTCTTCCGTCGTAGTATGTTTTCAAAAACATATTTGTTTTGTATATTGAAAAACCATTGAAAGATGAAATACATTCTAGTAAATGTCCTTCTGGTAAACTATTCAACTTTTGTGTTATGTAATCTTGAATAATATAATAGAATTTTACATTATTTTCAAAATGGTTATAACTGAAACAATAGGGATAAATCGATAATCCCCAAATATCGTAATATTTTGGCGTGGAGTTAAAGGAAAGTGCATCCCAATCATCTCGTTCTAAATATTTTTTCAAAATTATTGGTTCACATTCTTTACAATTTACATCATCACAATCCATCATAATAAAGTAAGGATATTTTTCCATATTTTGTTTTACATAATTTAAACAAAAATTTCTAGCCTTGGCTATATTGTGTGTTCGATAGGGAGATGTTTTCTGTAAATTTACAAAAAATTTCATTTTTTTATTCTTTGCGCGATATAATGTTAATTTTTCTAAAGTATCATCGTTTGATTTATCGTAATAAATAACTATCTCATAATCATGAAATACCGACCCTATTTTTTCCATATTTTCGAATATCTTATCTAAAAATGGTCCGCAATTTTTTACTGGACCACATATACAACAACTCATTTATATAAAATATTTGGTATATTTTATGTAACTGAAAAAACGTATAATCTAAAGCAAAGTAATACCTAATATTCTTTGGTACAAAAGTAATCCTGCATCTTGTATCGGAAGTATATAAGCAAAGGTATTTCCGACATTATTGTGAGAATGCCATAAACTAGGAGGAGTAATAAACATCTCTCCCTGATTCCAGTTAACCCTTGTCGGATTTACAATATTTCCATTTTCATCAATTTCATCTCCAATTAATGTATATATATTTTCACTATCGCTACAACTAATACATAGGTCAAGAGCAACAGAATTATGTTTATGTGGCCTTTGAATTGTATTTGGAGGCAACTCGTTATAAAGCGCCCAAAGAACTGGCGTAATCGTATTTGTTCCAACTTTTTCAGTATCTTTATTACTCAAAAGAATCCCTTTTCTATTATTATCGGGATTAGAGAGTTTTTCCAAGTTTGTCAACAAAAAGTCCTTTGAATAAACAGATGGTCTAAATTTTTTTTTTATGGATGTACTTCCCAAATAATTCATCAAAGGGCTATCATTTATATAGTAAATTTGTAGATCTTCGGATCCGTTATTTTTAATAGCAAGGGAATGAAAAACCGGGCATATCAAAATACTCCCGGAAGATAATTCAAATGTTTCATAATCAAATAGAAAATTGCAGTTTCCCTGCATTACAAAAAATAGATGTGATGTTCCGTTTGCAAAATCTTCACCACCCGAAAAATTTATTTCATTTTTTTCAGAAACTCTTATGAAACTTGCAAGTAGGTTAGGCGATGTAGCTTTGTAATCTATATTGTAGGTTTCCGATGCATCAATAAAAGTAATCCCGTATTCACAATCACTTATATTTTTTTTCACTATTGGTATAGAATTCAGTAGAGGATTCACATTTTTTTCGTATTCATAAGCTTTAATATAGTCGTCCATTATAATGTATAACAATATTATTTTAATATCTTTTAAAAGTTTTATTTTTTTTACTTTTATTTCTCTTCGTTCCTTTTCGGCTATGTAGCCGGGCTCTTTTAATAAATGAATATATCGGATGTCTTTGTTCATAAATAAGATCAATAATATTTTGATAGTAGGAACGAAATTCTTTTTTTTGTTTCATTAAATCATCAACGCAGAACCATTTTATTTCTGCTTTTTCAAATATTTTAGAGTCTTTTATTAATTTTGGCTCAAGTTTTCGCTGTAAAAATCGTTGATTATTATTGTAATAATGAGGAAGATGTTCGTCGTAAAGCATAGGAAAAATATGCGTTCTATAAGATTCTTTCCAATCGATATTATAAGTCCCGTGTTTTTTAAGAATTTTTCTCAAGTCATCTTCGGAACCTAAAAAACCGGTAAGTTCTTCTGTTCCTTCTCTGACTGCAGTTTCAAAATGACTTTCTTTATTATCGTGTCCTCCGCCAAATTCAGCGAAACCTGGAGTGTCCGCATACTTATTTTCTTTACCAAAGAGAAAATATAGTTTATTTTTATGTATACAAGTTGGTAGAATTCCCGCACCCATTATATATTACGGAGACATTTTATAATCTTGAAATAATATATGAAAAAGAAAACACAAAAACAAATTAAAAAAAAATTATTATTTAGACTTACGCGAAAAAGAAATAAAAATAATAGAAAAAAATACAAGATAATACCTTCGGAAACTCCAGTTGATATAGAATTTTTGGGACAAAACATGGGAAAAGGTACAAAATTTTCTTCCTATACGCCGACTTTCAATAAAAAACTTGTAACGATACAATCTATTCCTCGTTCAAAATTACAAGATTGCAATAATCAAGCTGCGTTTGAAATAAAAGAGCCCATTAAAATTGGCGTAAACAATGAATTCTTCAATAATTCTTGTTTTGAATACTTTACACCGGAAGCAAAAAAAATACTATTAAAGAATCTTTCTGCAAATAAACACATTAAAATTTCAGATGTAGTTCCTCCTCAACAAATAGACTCAAATTGTTGGTTTAATACCATGTTTTCTAGTCTTTTTATAAGTGATAAAGGCAGGAAATTTTTCCATTATTTTCGTCAGCTTATGATTGAAGGAAAGCAAGCAAACGGAGAAACCATACCAAATAAATTACAAAATGGATTTGCACTTTTAAACTTTGCTATTGATTCGGCATTGACTGGAAATAAATATGCATACGAGTTGAACACGAACAATATTATTAGAAATATTTATGACGCCATACCATACGCATATCATACTCAGTTGCCCTATATTAGAAATGTTGGTGAAGCAGGAAATCCAATTAAATACTATGATAGTATTATTAACTATTTACATCACGACTCTTCGAAAACCCCGATTGAAATGTTATACATTAATGATTGTGCTTCAAATTGGAAAGAGAGAATACAATTTGAAATAGAAAAAAAAACACACCTGCCTCATATTATCGTAATTGAAATCTTTGATGAAACTGATGGGACTCCTGGAAACTCGGGTCTTGTCAAAAATAAACCATTAGAGTTTACTTCAAACAAAGGCAGATATGTTTTAGATAGTTGTATTATGAGAGATAAACAAAGACAACATTTTTGTGCGACTATTACGTGCGAAAGAAAAGAAATGGGATATGATGGAATGAGTTTTCACAGAATTGTACCTATGGAATGGAAAAAATACATCAACTCAGATTTTGAATGGAGTTTTGAAGGGTCGAATAATATGGATGGAACACCTTTACGCTGGAACTTTACACACGGATATCAGATGCTTTTATACTACAGGAGTTACTGAAGTGCATTATTTTTAGTGCTTTTCTTTAAGTTTCTTCAGAAGATAAAATTTCTGAAAAACAATGCAATGGTTTTACGATACTGAGAGGCTTGCTAATATTAAAAATTATATCGAATTCTTTCCAATAGTTAAATTTTTCTCTCAACTCTTCCAAAATGTACTTCATTCGTATTGTAACATCTTCTTGAACTAATAAGTCTGAATTATGCGGTGAGTTTGTAACAAGATCTCCAATAAACTTATCATAAGGAGACGGCCATTTCTTTCGTTTCCAACTTAAATTTTTTCTCCAACCGAGAATTGAAAGGTCGTTTTCGTTTGGAACGCAGCGGAGAACGTGGGGAAACTTTTGATTTAATAAATATCTTTTGATTTGTTTCAAAAGATCTTTATTTCGGACAATATTACCATCTGAAAGATGGATGATTTTTATATCTAGAATATGAGTAAATTCTGTTTCAGGTGACATGATACATTTTAAGTTTATTATTTTCTAAATAAATCAATTCAATTTTTTTTTACATCTTCTTGTTTTTTTGTATTTTTTCCTTCGAATTCTTTTTGTTTTTCCTCCGCTTCTTTTTTTTACAATGTAAGGCGCAGTTTTTCTCAAAGTCATATTATAAAAATTGGGAAAATCGGATGAGTATGTCACTTCATTTTGAAGTTTTTGATAAAGAAGCAATGGTTTAGCTCCATTACTATTATTGTCGTATAATATTATTTCATCCGCCCGAAGAGGATAATCTAATAAAAACATAGCCGCAGTTCCTTTGTCTCGCATAAATTTGTTATAAATAGATTTGGCTACTTCAATAGGCAGTTGAATACGAGACGATCCAGTTTCCGCCAAACGCGCGTTACGACTATTGATTCGCGAAATACAAGTTTCGAGTGAAGCGTAAACAATGGCAAAATATGTTTTGTAAAGAGCTTCGCAAGAATTGCGCAATAAATCGGCGACAGCTCTAAAATTTTGCCCAGTAGTATCAAAGACAATATTGAAACGCTGTTTTTGAGCCTCATCGCATATTCTTTTATTGAATGCATTCGTAATTCCAGACATAGTTTTATCATCTGGAGAGGTTATACCTTGACTCATCAATATGGTTCTAATTTCATCAGGGTCTATATTGACATAATCAGTTATGTCTTTTTCTATCAATAAATAATTTTTAATGGTCGACTTACCGGAACCTGGAGGACCGCATAATATTAAAACTTTGGGTTCGTTACTTTGTAACATAGTTGATGATGACTTGAGCGTGTCAAATACAAGTTCATCGTGCGAAATACTTCCAAAACTCGGGTTTTGTTTTAAATTATTCAATAATGATTTTGCATCCATACGAACTACAATATGAGGAGAAAATCTTTTAACGTTTCTTTCGTTTATTCTTTCTGGTGACTTTCTTCTTATTTTTTCTTGTTTGCCTTCCTTTCCTTTTTTTACTCTTTCCGCCAAGTCTTTTGGGTAGGGATACGCCTCTTTCATGAGGATCTTCAGCATTAAATCCTGTATCTCCTGGAATCATTTCTCCGTGCGCTATTGGTATTTCTGATGCTTCTTTTAAAAATTCGGACTCCATAGAAGCAGGAGCATTTTTTCCTACTTGAATATCATTATCGTTATTTTCTATAACGGGATTTACCAGTTGCGCTTGAGCCTGAACAATAGTTCCACAAATTCTTTTAATAAAATCTTCATTTTGCGGACCAGGATAAATTTCTTTAATATCATTAATGACATCGGGATTTTCACATATTTCTTTCACCATTTGCAAAAATACTTCACTATTTGGATTATTTTTAAGATAGTAGTCCAATAATAGCTTACTAACTTTAGGGTTACCAACCATCAAAGAGAGGCGTAGGGCATTTTCTTCAGATTCATTTGTATAGTCAATATTACATGCATTACTTTTTAGAATACTTTCAACTACTGGATACATATTAACATCAACAGCTGCGTACATTAAAGGTGTAAAACTTTCAGCATCCGGATCACACATTTTTGAACCTAGGCCAAGTAACCCTAGGGAAACTCTAATTAGCTTTTTCTTGCATGCAAGTAAAAGTGCATATTCTCCAATTTCATTCTTATAATCGACATCTAAATTTATCCCTCTTATTATTTTTGCCAGCTCAATAAATCTGAACGCAACCTTTTCTAAATTATTGATTAATGCCGATATTAAAAGGGTCTCTTTTAACATACCAAATTTTTTTGTAAAATCAATAAGCCCAACATTTTCATTAATAGTATCTATAATTTTATCTTCATCTGTTCTTCTCTCAATCTGTGTAAAAATAGAATTCGTAATTTCTTCGGCTGAAGCTTCAATCGGCTTCATTGACATTGCTCTATATATACTAGAGAGAATTCTTATTTATACAAATCAAACTGGTGCATTATCATCCGATTTTTCTTTTAGAACCCCCTTCAAAAGATGCCTTGCATATTTAAAAAATACAAAAGAGATCATGGATCCTGTAACCGAACCAACAATAATCTGCGTAATAGTATGATTATTGTATGCTATACGTTGATAAAGCGTAGTCAAACAAATAAACAAATAGAATAAAGAAACGCGTACATTTTTCAATGCTAAATGAATAAACACGAGAGAGAAAAAAACAGACTGAGAGTGACCGGATGGCATGCCAAACCTGTCAAACCCTATCCTTCTCTCATTTACTTTTGAGTTATTGAGTTCAGCATTGAAAATATGCACATCTTCAGAAGGTCTTGGCTCTTTTATCAATCCCTTTAAAACATAGTTTACAAGGCTATTTATAAACATGCCAAGTAAATAAATGTATAAAAGTGTAGATTTATTTCGTAAGAAATAAATAGAAAAGAGTAAAAGTATTTGTGGTCCAAAGTATCCAATATAATCAAAAATCTTCATACTTGTTTAATATAAATAAATATTTTATCAAAAATACAACTAATACTGATACAAGTTTTCACTTATTATTGTAATTGACCATTCAGATCCATGCAAGTCTATAACATTTCCTTTATCATCCAGTAGCCTAACTCGGAGACGATCTATATTCACCGGGCCAAAATAAGTCCGTTTATTATCCTGAAGAGAACCACTGAACTCTACATAAAGTCTTCCCACAGGCATATTTATTTTTACAGGAATAACTGCAAAAACATCTGTTGTTGTAGGAGCCATAGTTCTGAAGTTGGAATTATTATCATTATTTTTTATAATCTGATTTATAGTATAAATCTGCGACTGCGTAAGAGTTCTAGGAGCACTCGGCAAAACCTGAGGATATTTTTTGAAGTTTGCGTTTAGTTTATCCATCAATAAATCTCCCGCATCTAACTGAATAGATCCAGTTGGATTGAGAACAGCATCAGCATTTATGCTATTAATATTAGACTGCAGATTTGAAGAAGGATTTACTATCGTATAAGGTAAGTCTGGAGAATAATAAGTAGGCATTTTCAAAGTTTTTGACAACTCTGTAATGGAAACTAGGCCATTATTGATATGATTTTGATTATAGTCATCAATTGCAATGATTAAATATCGTGTTCCGTTTAAGTCGACCACTGCAGGGGAAATGTTTCCTGTTTGACTTACATTTATGTATGGTAAACGATAACCCATAATCCAGCCAAGAGTTTGATTAATATAACACTGAGATATTACACCATTCGGATTTTTTTCTTTCAGTCTAGCAGTATAATCAAAAAAAGTAATAATAGACGTTTCATCAATTGTAAATGAAGTTCCTATAATTCCATAAAGATTAAGAGTAATTTTACCATTTGTTGGGCTATAGTATATTGAAGCAGAAGAATTTATTTCAGAACTAGTAACACCAATAAATCCAGAACTCGTGAATGCTCGCGCTAGTTCTGATATAAACTCGCTAGAAGAATAGTTTCCTGGGGTTACTTGTACTTGAATATTTGTAGTTTTTGTCGCGTCGCTTATCCATAAAGAAGTATTTCCGTAGCAATAGTCTATAACATACCATGTATACGGAATTTGAAAAGAATAAAGCCGAAGCGACAAAACGTTAGTAAGTGGATCAGAAAGATCACACGAATAATCTGTTGATGATTCCTCATTTCCTGTGGACTGGCGAAATTGGCTATCCAAGTTAATCAAACGATTTGTAGAGTTTTTTAAATTTGGATTCAACGTATCTTGAGCAACATCAACAACAAAATTATTTGCGACCCCTAGTTGCTTCTGCTTCATAGGAACGTGAACGTCACTATATACATCAATCGCCTGTTTTCTATCTGTAATTTTATCATTTTGTAACTGATTCTCTTGCGTGAGGTATTGGTTTTGTATCCAACTATTCGTCTGTTTTTTTGACGACTCTAAACTAGCTGGATCATCGGATGTTTCCAATTGATCAGAATAACTGAGTAAAACATCCTGCATTTTTTGAAAAAAAATGATCATATCTGTATTATTTTCTTTGGTAAATTTGTCAATGTATTGATTTGTTTTTTTAATTATCTTATCAGAATCAACCTGGTCCAAATCTAATATAGTAAGTAACTCAGCAATTGTAAAATCATTTATATTTGTATCTTTAGATGTCATATGATGTATATGAATATAAATAGTTTTTATTACTCTTTTTCTAAAAGAGTAAATTTTTTAACGAAAATATCTTTGATCTCTTTTGAAATATCGATTTCATCAAAGACCTGTCTTTGTATTTTAACCGGAAACAAAGTAATCGAGTCGCTTCTCTTTGAATGAGACTTGCCCTTAAACAGAACAAGATCAAGAATTTTTACTAGATTAAAGTTTAACTCTATCAATTCTTGACGACTTATTCTATACTTTCCAGTAAAGGTGTAGCGATTAAAATTTCCTGATTGATAGATAGAATAATATTTATCGTGCCTATTTATATTTCTTACTACGCCTATACCTTCGATTTTATCTGTAGAATTGTTCATTTCAATTACAAAGAGAACTGCATTTTTTTCAATTTTATCTGAAAGTTGACTAGGAGAACCATAAATACAACCCTTATAATTATACTTTTCTCGAAAATCTACATTTTCACGCCATGTTGTATTATTAAATCTTGTGGTAACTAAGAAATGCATTTGATCTTTGTTTAAAAAAAATGTTTTTATAAAATTTCAATTTTTTTGGTTTTGAAAGTTTGTTAGATCATTTTTAACGCAATATCTTCTAGACGCTTATACCTTGGATTACCAAGACTTTCAACCAACATTGACCAAGGCGTGCATGATAGAAATGCATCGAGACCTTTTTCACAAAACAGGTTTAAAAGAAGAGGGCTGAATCCAGACATCATCGAAACATTTTTATGTGTAGAAAGTGACGGAAATCCATTTGTAGATCTAAGATTCCAGAATAAGATATGAGGCGGAATATAAGGTTTTCCTATGGCTCGAATACCGGCATCAGCATATTTCTTTTCCATAATAGTATAAAGCGCGCCAATATCTTCGCTACCTGCATCATCAATTTGCATATCTGAAAATACTGCAAGGACCATTGAAGCGACAACCTCTGGAGAAAACTTCTCTTGAACGCATGCATCTAACATAAGATTGAGTGCATTATAAAAATTTGTATTCATTTGCGAATTGCTTTGCGAAGTTCATCAACCGCATTAACAAAATTATCACATTGATCTAAGTTTACCCACGTAGGACAGCAACTGAATGTCATAACGCGCTTTCCGATGGTGGACTTTTCCGCAACTCTATAACCAAGAGCAATTGCAGCATTCAAAGGATCGCCGATCATAGAACCAGATGTATCTACCATAGCGACAAAATTCTGGAGTTGTCCATTTTGAGAAGAATTATCCTTCCATTGAGAATTTAAAAGATCAATTTCAGTCTGAGTTCCTGAATTTTTATTTTGAGATAAAAGTTGAAATGCTTGCTCAGTAAAAGTATGCAGGCCGACGCGCTTTCCTTTTATCTCCTTTTCGCCTCTAACTGCTTTACCAACGTGATCTTTAAAATTATCTGCACACTTTATACGATCTTCAAGATCACTTCTTTGACTTCCATCTTTTTTCAAGTTTAAGAAAGCCTTTTTTTGCTTCACAAAAGAGATTGATGTAGTTCTGTCAAAATTAATATGAGACCATTCACCCGAGCATTGGCTTATCTGGATAGTTTCAAGTGAGCGATTAATTGACGCAATAAGCTTTCGATAATCCATCTTAGCCTTGTTCCTAGCTTTTCTCATAGATTCTGGATTTTTAGCAGTTTTTAAATAATGGGTGAAATGATAACTGGAGAGAGAATCATAAATCCAGCCAAACTTTTCTGATGTTTCGCGAGCAATCCACTTACAAAGTAAACTTATATCTTCAAACCGCTTTTCATCATAAGCCTCCTTATCAAGATTTAACTGAGCATCAATTAGCATAAAAGCATAAGTCATAATTGGATGATCAACAGATATTCCGCGCTTCTTGCAAAAATTGCAAAAATATTTTATATCCTTCCAAGATCCGTATGGATGGATTTTCTTGTAAGATCTAGTTTCCACGTCAAAATCAGGCAAGACACATGTCAATAGAGCAAATGTAGACAACTCTGGATAGAAATCATACCAAGTATAAATCATCATATATGTCAAGAGACACTCGCCTTTTCCATCAATAATATCACGTGTGTGACCAATCATTTTATAAAGTGTAATAAGTAACTCTTTGTAAACCGCTTCGACAGCAACAGAAGTTGGATTAGTAAGAATGGTGAGAATAGAACGTAGTTGAGATTCAAGTTCGCTTATATCCTGGGTCCGAGTAAGCTGAAAACTTAGTTGCAGAACCTTTTCTCTAACATCACTGGACCAACTATATTCTTGATGACCATTCTCTCCAACTTGCGAGGCATTGTGCTTGTCAATTGCGCTTACGAGTGCTGACATGATTAGCTTATCATAATCGCTTTTCTTTAAGCCTTTTCAATTTTATGAAAAACGGATTATAAGTTTTTTCGAATTGTTTTTTTATTACCATGTGAAATGTATACCTTTTTGGTTATATTTTCACGCGTTATCATATGAGTTTTATCTTTTTCATAAAATATGACAAAAAGATTATTCAAGTCGTGAAACATCGATATTGTTTTTTTAAATGTTATAGCATCTATATTTTTTATAGGAGTTAAAAAAGAATATGATGAATCTTCTTTTTCTTCTAAAAAATTTTTAATATCTAAAGGCTCAATATCAATATTATATTTTAATATCGACATGACAGAATATTTTACACTATTTTGTATTGAATTTCTTTTAAGAATTGACAATATTTCTTCTCTCGAAATACAATTTGGATTTAGTAAAAAAATTTTTTCTTCTTTTACCTGAGAAATATTACTTACCTTATCAATATATATGCAATGTATCTTTACATAATAGATATCGTCAGAATAAAAAATTTCATAGTTTTTATCATTTTCTTCAAAATCTTTAATCCAAATTTCATCTAAATCTTGCGCTTCATCCATGATTATATAGTACAAATAAAATACAATATATATTCAAACTCATACTTATTTTCAAAACACAGAAATTATTCTTCGTCATCAGACTCAATGTCTGATATATAGTACATATCAAAATAATTGCTATATATTTTTTCATACGCATTTTCACCATATAAAATATTATAATTATTTCTATAACTTTCCCAACTATCATGCAATTTATCTAGAGCGCAAAGAGTTTGAAAATGGAACGATTCTTCATCTTCAAGAGAGTTTTCATTATATTCCTGGGTTATTTTTCCGGATTCGCCATCCTCAAAATATATCCTAACCCATCCTTTTGAAAGTTCATTTTTTTCAGTTTGTACTGATGAATTTTCATATATTACTGCTGCTTTGTAATCCAATATATTTTCTTCCTTATTAGAAACATCTGACACGAGAGAAGGAAAATCCTTTTCAAGAATTTCGAATTCTTGATTTTTTTTCCTAAAATTATTTGCGGTTTTTTGTTTGCTATTTGACATATTATTTTTAGATGCACTATAAAATGTCGACATTTTTATTTTTGATGGATATTTTTTTTGATTATTTTGATTCAATTTTTTAAAGTATTTAAAGAATTTATCATAGTAAGTATATCTCCTAACAGCAAACATAACTTTTTGTACGAAACTTTTTTGCTTATGCAAATTATCTTTAACCTTATATATTTTTACAGGAGATAGCACCGGGTAGCATAGATCAAAATTTTTTTATTTCAATATTGTTAATAAAAAAATCGCATCAATTCACTTAAAAATAGAATAGTATACTATAGAAATGTCTCAAAATAATACAATAACCCCAGTTACAAATGATCCGGATCATGGATATGATAATGATTTCCCATATATTGAGCATGATTTTTTAGTAAATATGATGGCAAATATAATGCTAGACCTTGAAAATCAAAATCCAAATTCATATTTAGAAAATACATTACACCAAAGCTTAAATGATAAAAATCCTGTAAAATGTGTCATAGTAGAAGAAGTTCGGAAAAATCTGTTAACAATAAAATACAAAGATATTTTGGAAAAAAATAATAATGATAAATGCATCATAACACAAGAATTTTTTGATGATAATTCTGACGTAATACAGCTTCCTTGTAGTCATTGTTTCAATAGTGATGCAATAATAAATTGGCTAACAAAAGAAAAAGGTGAATGTCCTGTTTGTAGATTTAAATTTGAATGTGTCGAATTAAAAGATGAAGATTCTTCAGCACCAGAACAAAATAATAACAACCTATCTAATAATTTTTTTATTTTACCAAGTTATTTAGTAAATGAACCTCAGACGAGAGTAAATGGAGAGGCGTATTTTGATTTTTTAAGAATGAATTTGGAAAATGACGGGTATATTCCATAGTTCAAATATCATCAATACAAATTTCATCATCTTCTTCTACAATAGTATCGAATGAAATTTTTTCAGAGTGCTCATGCTCTAAGGTTTGCTTAATTCTATTATATTCATCATCGTTTGAATTTGAAAATTCAATAAAGTCTTCATCAGGTGTAGATTTAACCGCATCCATAGTCGCGAATATTTTCCAATTCTCATGAACACTTTTTTTAAGTCTTTCGATATCAAGATCAGAATATACTTCTAATAAGTCACATTTTTGTTTTTCATCTTTTTTCTCAGATTCCCACTCTCTTTTTCCGGCAAGGATCCAAGATCCGACACGAATTGTATTATCTCTTTTACCTCTTCCTCGAAATTTTCCACGAATAACACATAAACGTGAAACATTATCTATGCATAGTGCATCACACATGCCATTTCCATAATTTTTTTTTATCTGCGCATAAATTTCTCCGTCCTCTTGAACAACTCGCAATTTGCTACTTTGTTTTGTATTGGAAGAATCCCCCGTAAACTTTCTAGCTTGGCTTTTATGACCACTTCCACCTTTAACGTTCTTGACCATTCTTATAAATATATGTGCTATTGTAAATTTATATTTAAACAGATTCAATTTTTATTTCGTGTTAAATATATAAAATATAATGTTTAATATATAAATAAGAATGTCTAATTTTGACTTGGACATAAATAACTATAGTATAAATGCTCTCAAAAATTTTTTTGCATTAAATGATAACGATACACATGAAAGCGCAAATAAAAAAATAGACGAACTTACAGCTATAATGTTGTCATCAGATAATATAAAATACGATCCCATCGCTAAACACAAACTTCAAAGTTTTATAAATCAGGCAAAGGAAACCACGCTTGCAAAGTATAGCACAACTTTAGAATCGAGCATACTAAAGTTGAATGAGAAAAAAAATGCAAATTTGATGGCTTCTAGTTCTCCACACTTTGTTCAAGAAATAAACAGCTATTCTGATAAATATGTTAATCCGGCAGAATTTGCATACAGAACAAGACTAATTGTTTTAAATTCTCTTTATAGCGATAGCGGAACAAGCTCGAGCGGTTCTAATAGCTACACATTCACTTTACCGGACAACATTAAAAATGTTGTTGGACTAACCTTAGCAGCTCTGCAATATCCAAATGTAGAGCTCGCTTTCTCAGATTATAAAGGTAACAATCTAATGTATATACAAGAAAACTATACAAACAGCACAGACTTAAATGGTAACCCGAATACAACATCTCTAGACGGAAACAATGCTACAATAAGACTTCCGCCTGGAACTTATAGCTCTACAGCATTTCCTCCAGTGTTAGCAACGCAAATAAATCTTGCACTAGGTTATCCTATAACTGGGACAGATAGTTCTACCACGTCAATTTTTAGTCAACCTAGATATTCAGTAAGTATAAACCCAAACTCTTATCAAACAACAATAGAAAATAACTTAAACCCATTAACTACACAATACCCTTTATCTCTGGCCTACAGCAAAACATTGAATGGTAACAATAATTTTTCTTCTAACTTTACAATGGTTTTTGATAAACCTACGTGGACTTCAAATGCTTCTTCTGTTTGTGTTTCTGGCTTACAGGATAATGCACAAGATCCTGCATTTACTACATTTACACGAGATTTTGAAAATAATGCACTTCAATACAGAAGTCTTGGTTATACTATGGGATTTCGTAATATCATTAATAGCGGGGGAAATTCTTATACAAGTTTATCAATATACAGCAGTAACATTATTAACTATGTTTACTTTTCACTAGACGACCACACTAAAAATAGAATAGATGAAGTAACTGGAATTTTTTTCAATAGTGTACTCGACAAAAATATACTAGCTCTAGTTCCGATAACTTCTGCAGCATTTACTTCAAGTTTGGATAGCGGAGCAAATTTCATTTTTAAAACTAGAAATTATAGCGGACCAGTTAACTTGAAAAAATTAACTGCAACCTTTTATGATCCAAATGGTTTTATAACACAACTAAACGGAACGCCTTTTGTATTTGCTCTCGAATTAAAGATAGCTTATGAAAATCCGGCAATAATTAGTAAAAAATCAGAACCCGGTCTAGTACCTGGATTTTCTGAGTCATCGATTTAATAACTATAGAACAAACTTATCCAATTCATTAAAATATTCATCGTCTACCACGTACAAGTCAAAATTTTTGTATGTTTCATAAAAATTTTTACACGTTTTATCGAATACTATCGTCGGAATATTTTTTTCTTTGATAGATATTTTTTGCTCATCGGGCTCATAACTATATTCATCGTAGAAATCTTCGAATAGTTCATCATCAGCAAATTTCACATTCTTGTTTTCATGATCTAGAACTCCCCCATATTTTTCGAAACGTGTTTTCCAAATTGGACATGAGTAAGCATGATATTCCCAATTGAAATAATATTCTTTTTTAATTTCATAATCATCTCTTCTAAGCTTGAAGAGACTTAAACAAGAATGATCGTTTGTACCATAAATACAAGCAATAGGTAATATTTTATATGGTCTGAAAGTTGTTAATTCTCCGTTATAAATTGTCTCATAGATACTTGTATCTTCTTGATCTGCGCTTATAAATAGTTTTTTTCCCATTTTTAAACACGAAAATAATGCATAAAAATGCATTATCTTTGAAAGCAAAATAATTCTATAATTTACATATGGATTACTTTTAAAGTAGGACAAAATTTTCGCCCTCTTTAATTTAACACCTTTTTTTAGAAAATAATCAATAAACTTTATTAAAAGTTCGGTTAAATTATCCTCTTTTGCAATTTCTAATATAAAACAGGCAATTTTTTCATACGATCTATTTTCTAACCACATCTCCAAGTCACCATCCAAGTCTATTTGAAAATTTGAAATAACTTGTCTCAACATGAAAACGTCAAGTGTATGTTTGCGTATCATAAAGTTGTTTATTACTTCAACTACAATACATTTTTTTTCTTCACTAGAGCCTTTGCAAAAATTAGCGAAGTTTTTAACCAGAAATTTTTCAAAAGAAGGATTCGTCAAAGCATAAAACTCATAGTATACTTTGAAAAATAATTCAAAAAGTTCATTTTCAAATCCTGAGAAATATAACTCAAAACTCCAAAATAGAGAATCAATTGTCTTGTTCAAAATTGACATAAGAAGCGATATTTCCACTTCATCTTTCAAATAAAGATAGCGAGTAAATATAAGTTTCATATTTTATTTTAAGTTACTTTTCATCACGCGTTATATTTTGTTTCAATTTTAAAAAAAAATAATATTTATGAAAGTATCTAGTCAAAAAATTATATTTCTTTTTTTTGTAAATTAAGGCAAATCAATAAATTTTTAATATTTTTTTATTATAGAATGAGCGAAGACATTTTAAAAAAACATCACTTCAATAGTATAATTGAAAGTGATGTAAAAACAAAAATAATAAATAGAATATACAATGATTTTTTAAATAGAGATGTTGACGAGTCGGGAATATGCTCGTATTATGACTGCACTGAAAGTGAAGATGGAATTTTAAAAATGATAGATGAGATTCATCAATCAGAAGAATTTAAATCAAATGTTTCAAGCAAAATTTCTAACCATTTCAGAAACTCTAAAATAGAGCTGTTAACTAATATTTATAAAGATCACTTGAATCGCGAAATAGACGATTCAGGAATTTATACCTACTACAATAATACAGAGAAAGAAGAAGATATTTTTGAAATAGTTAAAAACATCCACGAATCTGAAGAATATAGAGACTATATTTTAAACAAAATTAGTAAAGAATATCTTATCGATAGTTTTCCCATAAAAGAAAAATACAACTCAATTATTCCAAAAAATATTTTTCAAACGTGGTGCACAAAAGAACTACCATTAAAAATGAAAGAAAATATGGAGCTTTTAAAGCAACAGAATCCAGAATTCCGACATTTTTTATTTGATGATGATGATTGTAGAGAATTTATTCAAGACAATTTCTCTTCTGATGTTTTACACGCATTTGATAGTTTAATACCAGGAGCATATAAAGCCGACTTATGGAGATATTGCGTTTTATACATATATGGTGGTATTTATCTAGATATAAAATTTCATTGTATTAATGGATTCAAATTAATTGCTTTAACAGAAGAAGAAAATTTTTCTAGAGATCGACCCGAGGGTTGTCTTTATAATGGGTTAATCGCGGTCCTTCCAAAAAATGAAATACTATTGAAATGCATTTATCAAATTATTTCAAATGTTAAAAATAAATACTACGGAGAAAGAGATCTTTTCATAACGGGTCCCGGACTTCTGGGAAGTTACTTTACATCGGAATAAAGACTTAATTTAGAGTTAAGTTTTCACCGAGACGAGGAGAAAGATAAAGAACTTATTTTACTTAACAAGCAGGGTATTCTCAAAAGATACAAAGAATATAGAGAAGAACAAAAATTATTTCAGAAAAGTGAGCCTTATGGTAAGTTATGGATACAAAGAAATATATATGCGTTTAATTCAATAATTCCGAAAAATATTTTTCAAACATGGTACACGAAAGATTTACCTCCAAAAATGAGAGAAAGTGTAGAACTACTTAAAAAACAAAATCCTGAATTTAATCACTTTCTGTTTGACGACGAAGAGTGTCGAGAATTTATCCAGGATAATTTTGAACTCGATGTTTTGAAGGCTTTCGATAGTTTACTTCCAGGGGCTTATAAAGCCGACTTATGGAGATATTGTGTTTTGTACATATACGGGGGTATTTATCTAGATATAAAATTTCACTGCGTAAACAACTTTAAGCTTATTACACTAACAGAAGATGAATATTTTGCTAGGGACTACTTAATTAGCGGTGTCTACAATGCAGTAATGATAACTCTTCCAAAAAATGAAATTTTATTGAAATGTGTAAATCAAATTGTTTTGAACGTAAAAAATAAGTATTACGGACCAACTTGTCTCCATCCCACCGGTCCTGCACTACTAGGAACTTTTTTTACACAAAACGAAAAGAATGCTTTTAAGTTATTTCATATCGAAAAATTAAACGATAAAGGTGTTAATAAATATGTGTATCATAACACAAATCTTATTTTAGAAAATTATACAGACTACTTTAATGAACATCAAAAACATAAAAAAGTAGAACACTATGGAGACTTATGGAATAAAAAAAATATTTATTGTCAGTCAAAATATGACTATAAAAATTATAGATCAAACACAAAAAAACACGA